CCTTAATGTGTGGTTGACAACGATGAGTAAATAGAGTATAATGTATATATTATGATAAATAAAGTATTAGACAACAAAACAGAATTTGAGAGAAAACTCGACAATATCAACCATACGATGGAGTTAATCCGTACAATCGTACCGTTGATAATGGTGGGATTACAGTTGGTCATCCTTTATAAATTGCTTGACTAATGTGAGATTTTACACCTATATCGGTACCCTCGGAAATAAAATCCTAGTTCGTGGCATCAACGCTGAAACGGGCAACGATTTTATTAGACGAGAGGACTTTCAACCAACGATTTTCGTTGAGGGCAAGAAGGGTGAAACTCCTTACCGTACCCTAGACGATAGACCAGTTTATAAGATGTCTCCTGGGAACATCAAAGAGACACGAGATTTCATTAAGCAATATCAAGGAGTTGATGGATTCTCAATTCACGGCAATGACAATTTCGCCCTGCAATATACTTGTAAAGAGTGGAAAGGTGATGTCGATTATGACGTATCTAAAATTCGTATCTGGAACCTCGACATTGAGGTAGAAGCAGAACACGCATTCCCATCGCCAGAACAAGCAACATCCGTTGTTAACGCAATCACGGTATATGACTCTATCGAAGATACCTATTTTACTTGGGGTCTTGATGAGTGGACAAATCACCGTGATGATATTCGATGTGAATATTTCCAGATGGACACTGAAGAGAATTTGCTCAAGCATTTTCTAGACTTGTATCAAAATTCCCCACCCCATATTTTAACAGGATGGAACATCGAGAGTTTCGACATTCCATATTTGATTAATCGTTTGACCCGTCTGTTTGGTCAGAAAGAAACTAAACGGTTATCCCCATTCGGTTGGGTCAAAGAAAGAATTGTAAGAGGTATGTATGGCAAAGAATCTGTTGCTTATGATATTTATGGCGTGTCTACTATGGATTACCTACAACTTTACAAAAAGTTTACATACGCTAATCAAGAATCGTTTCGACTCGACCATATTGCATTTGTCGAATTAGCAGAGAGAAAGATTTCTTATGAAGAAGCAGGCTCCCTATTTAAACTCGCCCGCACAAATCACCAAAAGTTTATTGACTATAACATCAAAGATGTTGAACTAGTCCAAAGAATCGATGATAAGTTAAAACTAATCGATTTAGGTATCACAATGGCATATGATGCCAAGATTAATTTCGTAGACGTATTCGGCACCGTTAAGATGTGGGATGCGATTGTTTACGACCATTTGAGAAAACAGGATATAGTATGTCCGACCAAATCTAACCATTCAAAGAAAGACGCCTTTGCTGGCGCTTATGTTAAAGAACCTATCACTGGCTTCCACGATTGGGTAGTATCGTTTGACTTGAATTCACTATATCCCCATTTGATTATGCAGTACAACATTTCACCAGAGACCATCGCTGGTCATAATTCTGATGTGAGTGTGGACAAGTTATTGAGCAAAGAAGTAGACCTTTCAGATGTTCAGAAGAAAGGATATGCAGTTGCTCCTAACGGAACGATGTATAGAAAAGACAAACGTGGATTTCTACCCGAATTGATGGAGAAGATTTACGCTGACCGAGTAATTTACAAGAAGAAGATGCTTAACGCTCAACAAAGACAAGAAGAGGGCGATGATGTCGGCAACGAGATTTCTAAGTATCTTAACATTCAGATGGCCAAAAAGATTCAGTTGAACTCTGCCTATGGCGCCCTTGGTAATCAATGGTTCAGATACTATGATATACGAAACGCTGAAGCGGTTACCACTGGTGGTCAACTAGCAATTCGTTGGATTGAAACTGCTCTGAATGATTATCTAAACAAATATTTGGAGACCAAGAATTATGATTACGTTGTTGCTATTGATACTGATTCAGTCTATTTACGATTAGGGAAGTTTGTCGATAAGTTCATCAAGTCTGATGATAAGAATAAGATTATTGATACTCTTGACAAAGTGACCAAAGAAGCATTTGAGCCACACATTGCCAAGTCTTGCCAAGAACTGGCAGATTATGTTAATGCTACAGAGAACAAGATGTTTATGGGTAGAGAGGTTATTGCCGACAAGGCCGTATGGACCGCCAAGAAACGATATGCCCTAAACGTCCACGATTCTGAGGGTGTACGATATAAGACTCCTAAGATGAAGGTTGTGGGTATGGAGATTATCAAATCGTCAACTCCTGCTAATGTTCGTGGTAAACTTAAAGAAGCAGTTAAGATAATGTTGACAGGAAATGAACGTCAATTACAAGAATTGGTGCATAAATATAAGAAAGAATTTGTTAATCTGGATATACCAGAGATTGCTTTCCCACGAGGGCTAAGCGATTTTACGAAGTATGAACACGCCGACAAGTCGGTGCCTATTCACGCACGAGCGGCCAAGGTGTATAATGCTTTGTTGAAGAAGCACGGATTAAAGAATGTTGAGAAGATTGGAGATGGTGCGAAGTTGAAATTCGTATATTTGAAAACACCCAATCCATTCAATTCTAATGTGGTTGCTTTTCTTGATGGTATGCCACCAGAGTTCGAGGTTGAACGATGGATTGATTACGATACACAATTTGAGAAAGCGTTCCTCTCTCCATTAGAGGGAGTTCTACAACCAGTTGGTTGGGATTGGGAAGAGAAGAGTACGCTTGAATCATTTTTTGAATAGGAAATAGATATGGCTAAAATAGATTTAGATGCAATAGCAAATAATGCCCAAGACGGAGCAAAAACTTTTGATCAGTTCGTAACGAACTTCCAAGAGAACATTGCCGCCGCCCTTCAGCTGGCCAAATATGGAACGATAGAAAGCGATAACGAATATGTCCTTGACGAAGATGGATATATTGTCGGTGATATTTGGACAGAGGTCATTGCCGCTGAAGTAATGTCGTTTAATGGATTCCTGGCTACCACACATCGAATAGATACTCTAATTGCAGGTCGAGAAATATTTGCCAAGGGGTCGGTACCGACTGACCATACTCTAGTCGCTGAGGAATTGGGACATACTACTGCCGAATTTTTAAAGATGTTTCCAAAGTACCCTATTATCTACTTTACACGTTGGGGAAATCTAAGGAAGCCATATGATTTACAAGAATTGATAGATAATCCAGTGATATGATTAAAAAGACTTGACAAGACCAGTAAATAGGTATATAATATGTAACAAAATTGACGATATTATATTATGGAGAAAATGAATGAGTGATTCGATTGTAGCACAAAAAAGATTGATGGAAAAACTGCGAAAGGCAGGTTCTATCAAATCCACACAATTAACTAAGTCCTCTCTATTCACAGAGAAAGACGAAATCCCCACATCCGTACCGATGGTTAATGTCGCATTAAGTGGCAAACTAAACGGCGGACTCACGAATGGTCTTACAGTTCTTGCGGGACCATCAAAGCATTTCAAAACAGCATTTGGACTATTGATGATGAAGGCTTATATGGATAAGTATCCAGAAGCAATTTGTCTTTTCTACGATTCAGAATTTGGCACACCGCAGAGTTATTTCAGTTCTTTGCAAATTGATACTGACAGAGTTCTACACGTTCCAACTAAGAATATTGAAGAGTTGAAATTTGACCTAGTCAAGCAACTTGATGGACTGGCGGTTGAAGATAAGGTCTATATTATGATAGACTCTATTGGCAACCTCGCTTCCAAGAAAGAAGTCGAAGATGCACAGAATGAAAAGTCCGTTGCAGATATGACACGAGCAAAACAGTTAAAGTCCTTGTTTAGGATGATAACTCCCTATCTCACATTAAGAGATGTTCCTCTTGTAGCAGTTAATCATACCTACCAAACACAAGAGATGTTCTCTAAAGCAGTTGTTTCTGGTGGTACTGGAGTATATTACTCCGCAGATAATATCTGGATTATCGGCAGACAACAAGACAAGAAGGGAACAGAGGTTCAAGGCTACAATTTTATCATCAATGTAGAGAAGTCCAGATTTGTTAAAGAGAAATCGAAGATTCCGATTTCCGTGACGTGGGAAGGTGGTATTAAGAAATGGTCAGGATTACTAGACGTTGCTCTTGAGGGCGGATTTGTTACTAAACCTTCTGTGGGTTGGTATTCAAAAGTCGATATGGAAACGGGCGAAGTTGAAGAAATTAAAGTACGAGCAACTACTACAGACAACAAAGAATTCTGGGAATCTATTATTGATACTCCTAAATTTAAAGAATATGTAGAGAATCGCTACGCCATTGGCACTGGGTTACTTAAATCTATAGATGCTGATGAGGTAGCCGATGCGGAATAAGGAAGACGTATTCTATGTAAAGACTAAAGATTCAACAGTCTTTGCCATATATGATTTGACAATATCAGACGATTGTGATAAAATATCGTTTGGATATAATTTCATTGATGATAATCCTTTGGATAAATCTCAATATGAAGAGGAGGTCTATAAATTGGTAGAATATATGATAACGAAAGCCATTAAGTTAGAAATGGCAAATGCAGAGAAGAGGTTAAATACGTGAATATAGAAGCCACGATATTATCGAATCTCTTACACAATGAAGAGTTCGCCAGAAAGTCCATCGTATTTCTGAAAGAAGAGTATTTCCACGATGCTACAGAGAAAGCAGTATTCCACGAGATACAAAAATTCTATTCAAAATACAATGATGTTCCGTCTAGGGAAGCCCTTCAGATAAATGTTGATGAACGACCAGATTTATCTTCAACGATATATGAAGAGGCGGCCGCATTAATCAAATCTCTTGGAAAGATAGACAATAATCAGCAATGGCTCCTTGATGAAACAGAGAAATTCTGTAAAGACAAGGCAGTCTATAATGCTATTATGGAGTCGATTGAGATTATTGATGGTAAGCACAAGAAGAAAACTGATGGTGCGATACCCGAATTATTATCCGATGCTCTAGCAGTAACATTCGATACACATATCGGTCACGATTTCCTAGAGGATTCCGATGACCGATATGAATTCTATCATACACGAGAAGAGAAGATTCCGTTTGACATTGAATACCTGAATAAGATTACCCAAGGTGGAGTCACACGAAAATCATTAAATATTCTTATGGCTGGTACTGGTGTCGGTAAGACAATCGGTATGTGTCATATGGCCGCATCGAATTTGACCATAGGAAAGAATGTTCTATACGTCACAATGGAGATGGCAGAGGAGCGTATTGCTGAAAGAATCGATGCTAATCTCCTTGATATTGAGTTGAATCGTCTGAAAGATTTAACCAAAGTAATGTATGACCGTAAGATGGAACAACTTAAACAGAAAGTCAAAGGGAAGATAATCATCAAGGAATTCCCCACATCACAGGCGCATACAGGACATATTAGGCATCTATTAAACGAATTATCACTAAAGAAAGATTTTAAACCAGACATTATTTATGTCGATTATCTGAATATATGTGCATCCCAGAGGCTCGTAGGTTCTCAATCTGTTAACTCTTATACATACGTCAAGGCGATAGCAGAAGAACTCCGAGGTCTAGCAGTTGAATACAACGTGCCAATTTGGTCCGCAACACAGACCACACGTTCTGGTTTCGGCAATTCAGATGTCGGTCTGGAAGATACATCAGAATCCTTCGGTCTACCAGCAACTGCTGACCTCTTTCTTGCTCTTATTCAAACAGAGGAATTAGAGGAACTGAATCAGGTGATGGTGAAACAATTGAAAAATCGTCACGGTGACATTGCTATCAATAGACGATTTGTGATTGGTATAGACAAACCGAAGATGAAGTGGTACGATGCTGAACAATCTGCCCAAGAGGACATCATTGGAACGACTTCCGTGACTAGTGGGCCACGCTCATATGAGGAAGCAGAATCTATGTTTTCCAGTGCAAACAAGAAGAAGGCCTTCAAAGACTTTAAGATGTAGTGTCGAATTTATATAAATATGTAATAAGATGTAGTATTACATTAAGGCCCATTATGAAAAAATTTAGTTTATATCTGAAAGAACCTACTAATGTAGGTCGATATCTTCAAGAAGGAAAACTCGAACATTTAGAGCATTTGGAAGATGCTATCTTTAATGCTGGCTATGCCGGTGGTGTTGAAGCACTCCGTATGCTAGAAGAAATTGTTGCATCTCTTCAAGGCAATGCTACAAAGGGCATTAATATACAGACCAAAGTGGATGGTGCGCCATCGATTATTGCTGGAACCAATCCAGAAAATGGAAAGTTCTTTGTGGCTACTAAAGCCTTATTCAACAAGACTCCAAAAATTAATTACACGGATGCTGATATTGATAAGAATCACGGACACGCGGCCTCTCTAGTAGACAAGATGAAAATTGCCTTAAAAGAATTTCCAAAACTAAAAATTCCAGGCATTTGGCAAGGCGACTTTATGTTTATTCCATCAGACTTAGCGAAAGAAACTATCGATGGAGAGTCTATGGTCACCTTCACACCAAATACAATTACATATGCAGTACCTACAGACCAACCACTTGCAAAGAAAATACTCGCCGCCAAAGTCGGAGTTATCTGGCACACATCGTACACGGGCGACACCATTGCAGACTTATCCGCAAAATTTTCTGTAAATGTTCCTGGACTAACGAAAACTAAAGACGTATGGGCAGGAAATACTGATTTTAATGACGTATCTGGTACTGCTACGCTTACACAGACTGAACTGGAGGACGTGCAGGGAAGAATTAATTCTGCCAGAGCCCATCTTAAACGATTGAACAAGAAAGGTCTGAAAGTATTGTTTTCGGATGGAAGTAAACTGGTGAATAATACGATAGCCTCTAATGTAAAAATATATATTAATGATATGGTAAGCCAAGGCAAGCAGTATTCTAATAAACAGAAGGCCATTGGCGGATTTATCGATTTCATTCGGAAGCGATATAAGCCGGAGATAGATAAATTAAAAACAGCAAAGGGAAAAGCGAGGAAACAAGCAGTGTTAGACGATATGATTAATACATTGAATTCCGATAGAAAGATTGGAAGCACTTTCGCTTATGCGTTAGAGTGGCACAATATTGTCACAGATATAAAACTAGCCCTCATTAAGAAGATGGAGCAAGTAAATACTATTCCAGCGTTTCAGAAAACGGCAAGTGGATATAAAGTAACTGGTCCAGAAGGATTTGTTGCTGTGGACCATATGAGTAATAAAGCGATTAAATTAGTAAATAGATTGGAATTCAGTAGGAATAATTTCAACGCAATTAAGAGTTGGTCATAAGAAGAGTTACAAATGAGAACTGCCAGCGAATATAGAAAGTCTCTTGAAGAGGCCGAAAAGAAGCCAGATAAATTACGCATATTAGTTGTTTCTGCTGAAAATGAAAAAAGTGATAAGAAACTTTTTCATACCGCAAGAAGAATTACTGAAGAAAGTAAAAAATTAG